GCCGGGGGTCCGGCTGGGGGGTGGAGCCGGGAGCCGGGTGCCAGGGGTCCGCAGGGAGCCGGGTGCCGGGATCGGGCCGGGGGGTGCGGGTCCGGGGTCTGGGTCCTGGGAAAAGTGGGACAGTGGGTTCATGTATGACGACGATCCCGACGAGGGATGGACCTTCCGGCCGGAGGAGAGCTGGGAGTTCCCGTATGTTCCGTGGGTGCGGGTGCGGTCGGTCCAGACGGTGTACTTCCTGGAGCTGAGTGACCCAGCTGACCATGCGTGCAAATGGGGACAAGTGGGCACCTCCTGCTATCATGGTCCCGATGGGACCAAAGATCTTGAAGGAGAGACCCATGACAACGCAAAAGCGTGACCCACTCGTCCGGGTCGAGAAGGCCCGAGGTCGCATCAGCCTCGGCCGCCTGATCCCGGACCTCAAGTACGGCGACATGTTCCGTGTCGAGCAGTACGGGGACCAGATCATCTTGACCAAGGTGAAGGCCGTCCCCCTCGTAGCAGCGGGGGCCGGAAGTGACACTCCATGAACCGGGGATTCGCTGGAACATTCCTGCGCGTAGTCGCAGTGGCGACGGTCATCCTCGCCGCCGTGTACATCGCCTCAGTAATTGGGGCCTGATCGCCGCTTGGGTTGTCGCCGGGCTCGGGATGACGGTACTGTGTGCCTCGGTGCTCACTGGTCCCAATGGGACCGTGATCATGACCCAGGGTGACACAGGGACCGTCATCCTGTCATTCCTGGTCATCGTCTACCTGATCGGGAGCTTCCGGACACGAAAGCCCCGGCGACGCAAGCAACCCCAAAGGAGAAGGAATGCCTGTCAACAAGGAACGGCTGTCCCTCGGGACCGCCGCCCTGCGCAGCGGAGAGTACCCGCAGGCATCAGGATGCCTGCGGCAGGACAGCGGCTACTGCTGCCTCGGCGTACTCACCGAGGTGGCCATCGCCAACGGCCTGTCGCTGAAGTCCTTCCGGACCGTCGGCGACAACGGCCACTGGGTCTACGGATCATTCGGTGAAACCGGAGCCCTGACCTCCGAGGTCCGGGAGTGGTACGGGTTCGCCGACTCCAACCCGAAGCTGCGCCACAACGGCACCGAGACCACCGCCATCGGAGCCAACGACGAACTGCGCAAGGACTTCGCGTGGATTGCCGACGCCTTCGACGACACCTACGGCGCCCAGGAGGCAACAGATGCAGGTGCATGAGGAAGCTCCGAGCCCGGAGATCCTGCAACGGCGCAAGAACTTCACCGCCGCCCTGCGCAGCGGCAAGTACCAGCAGGGCGCCGGGCAGCTGTCCGCCAGGAGTATCGACGACACCTGGCACCACTGCTGCCTCGGCGTCGCCTGCCTGGTGGCCATCGAAGACGGGATGCCCATGGTGGCGACGGCATTCGAGGGCGAAATGACATACACCCCGGCGGGCGCCCAGACCGGCGAGACCACCCTGCCGCCGAGGGCCCTGGCCGATTGGTACGGCTGGCGGGACATCGACCCGATGCTTCCTTTCGTGGACGCCGAGCACCCGGTGGAGGAGAACTTCCACCTGTCTGCGGCCAGCATCAACGACGGCCAGGGCTGGGACTTCGCCCAGATCGCTGACGCCTTCGACACCGAATACGTCGCACCCTACGAGCCGGAGGACCCCAGTGGCGTTCTGGAATCGTAGGGGCAAGGGCAACCCGGCCGCCGAGGTCGAGTTGGTCAGGGTGGTCAAGGAAGAGCCGTACATCCCGAAGCCGCGTGCCGTGGCGATAGCCGACTGGACCTGCACATACAGCGATGGCACCAAGGTCACCGTCAAGGCGACACACATCTCCGACAGCCATTCGTACGTGTACCTCGACTCCAGCGGCGGCTGGAATTTCTCCTCCGACACCAAGGCCCTGATGAAGGAGATTTTCTTCTACGACACGGTGTGGGGCGAGTCGCAGGAATTCGGCAAGTCCACAGCGCGCCTGGTCGCCCGGGTCACCGCCGTGAATCTGCGAGCGGTGACCTCGGACAACTGGCGCCAGGAAGATCGGGGCATCTGGTGACCTGGCGCGTGGATCCCGACGACCATCAGGTGTGGCTGTACCCGGACAACAGCGACGAGCCCTACCGGCTGGATCCGGGTGAAGCCTGGGACCTGGGCGACGATCTGATCATCGCCGCTGACCAGCTGCTCCCCTGGCAGTCTGTCGGGTTCACCACCATGCCGCCGTGGCAGGAGCACATCCAGCTGACCATCGCCTGGTCGAACCGGCTGGCGCTGGTCTGCGACGACCATGGGGTCATCCACTACCTGGGCATGCAGATGCCTCTCAGTGAGGCAACAGGTCTGGCCCGAGCCCACTGGGCCCAGCAGCATTCAGCCGAGGTGGATGTGGCCGAGGACGCCGAAGGTGAAGATCGCGATGCCCAGGCCGATCCAGCCGTTCCAGAGGCGAAATCGCAGGCCGAGGCCGTCGCTGACGCACATGGCGGCGGCGACCAGGTACAGCAGGATCTCCAGGACAGTCATCGGCCGGTGCCTCCTCCGGGAGGAATCATTGTCTAATGGTGTACCCGCATTCCGCATCGTTGTAACCGGCGGCCGGGACTGGCCCGACTATTACCCGATCGATCGGGCCTTGTCGCGGGAGCTGGCCGACCATCAGGAGTTCCTGCTGGGGGTGGGGGACTGTCCCACTGGAGCCGATCTTATGGCTCTGAACTGGGGCAAAACCCACCTTTCCTGGCCGGTTACCACATTCCACGCGCCATGGGGCAAACGGGGCAAGGCGGCTGGGCCGATCCGGAACCATTTCATGATCGACATGTTCCGGCCCCGGCTCGTCCTCGCGTTCCTCATGCCCGCATCACGGGGTACAAAGGACTGCGCAGACTACGCGGAATCTCAGGGGATCGAGGTCCGCAGAATTCACCAAGGAGAAGGAGATGCCAGACAATTTCGTCCGTAAGCAGCCGGACCCGACGCTGCTGGCGCTCGGGACGCTGATGCGCAAAAGGCGCAAGAAGCTCAACCTGGACCAGATCGAGGTGGCCCAGAAGCTCGGCCGCAACCAGGTCACGATCAACAACTGGGAGACCGGCTGGACCAGCCCGTCGTTCCTGGACGCCATGGCGTGGTGCCAGCTGCTGCGCATGGACCTGTGGCCCGTCGAGCCGGGGAGCTTCTGATGGCCCGGCTTCCTAGTGACCGATACCTGATCCAGCAGATCGACGGCGTCGTGGTCCTGTTCGAGGACCACACCGAACGCGAGATCGTCCGGTTCCCGGCCGGGGACGCTAACGCGGCAGCCCAGGCCATGAGGGTCATCTACGACTCGGAGCTGGGCGACGAGGACAAGTGCTTCGCGTACTTCTGGTCCGGGTACTTCTACGCCTGCGCAGCTCAGGGCCTGTAGTTGTCGGGGTTGCCACCTCGGCTGTACCATTGGGACCGTGAGTGACCTGGTGGAAAAGACCCGCAGGAACTGGACAGCCAATGCTGCCCGCCTGCTGTACGAGCTGGAGCTGAAGGCCAAGGAGATCCGCGACAAGCTGGAAAGCGGCGACATTGAGCTGGCCGAAGTGGACCACATGGCCAGCGACCTCAACTCCTACGTCATGTCCTTCATCACCCTTGTAGATCGCGACCAGGGGCTCCGGCTGGCGGGAATCAAATGATCAACGAAGAGACCCGCGACCTGTACGACAGAGTCAGGGCCAAGGCTCTACACGACGGCATCGACCTGCTGGAGGCCATGGACCGGGCCGGGATGATCGTTACCCCGGCCCAGATCAACCTCCAGTGGGCCAATGCCCTGGAGCAGCTGTGGATGAACATCGAATCCCAGCCCGTGACGGCCCTCGTCCAACTCGGCGGGGGCCAGAACACCCCCCGCGACGCGGTCAAAGGAGTCCTGGAATACATGGACTTCTTCCAGAAGCAGTTCCTGCGACTGTCGCGAGGAGAGCAATGAACGACGACAGAGTCACCACGTTCCGGCTGTTCCTGGGCATCACCTGGTACGCCCTGAAGCTGTGGTGGTCGCGCACCAAGCGGTTCTACAACGAGCAGATCCGCCGCCACTTCGACCGCTACTACCGCGTCGGGCGGCACCGTCCGGGGACCGTCGGCTACCAGAACCTTCGCTGGTCCGTGCATCTGGTGGCGGAGCTTCGCGAAGACCGGCAACTGCGCCATCACCAGATGCTGCCGGTATGACCGGACGCAAACACCCCCAGCCCGATTGCAGCCGCTGCGGGGACGAAGGCGCTGAGCTGTGCCCAGCGTGCCTGCGGTTCCTGTGCGACGGGTGCCTGGACGACCACGAACACATCTGGAGGGGGGGCAATGGCTGCAAGCCTGGAGGACCTACGCAATTGGTTCCGGCACGGGGCCGCATCGGGTCATCGATACATGATTGTCCTGTGCGACACCTACGACTGGGAGGACTACTCCAAGTACGCCAACAGCCGCCAGGGAGCCCAGGAGATCGTCGACAACCCTGGTGACATGACCAGGGTCATGGAGGTCTACGACCTGGAGGCGAGCATGGAGACCCAGCTGGCCGAGTACCGAGCGTGGCATCTGTGACGAAAACGACGACGACGGTTGTCATTCCGAGTGACCCTGACGACCTGATCTGCGACACGTGTCCGAACAGGTACCCGTACAAGGGGGACCTGTTGCGTACGTTCGATGCGGCTCGGGTCCGGGGCTGGCACATCTATCAGCACATTCAGACCCAGTACACCCAGAGCACCGGCGAGATGATCAACATCGTCGACACGAGGATCTTGTGCCCGGAGTGCGTGGGGACGCCCCGGTCCAAGCTGCCGCCGCCTCCGAAGGTTCTGGAGGGTCAGGCGGACATCCTGGAGGACCTGGACATTCAGGTGACTCCGGTGGAAAAGGAGAAGAAGCCACCGAAAAGGGGAGTCAATTGACCATTTCGACGAACAAGCAGAGGAGCAACTACTACTACCGCAAGGAGCAGGAAGCCCGGCTGCTGATCCGTCAGCGCACCGAGGACCTGTTCGAGAGGGCCCGGCGCAGCGTCGACCTGCGTATCTGGTCGTACCCCAAGCACATGCGCAGCCACTACGAGTCGATCGTGCGCCAGATGTTCCGCGACATGTGCGACGAGGACCTGGAGCGCAAGAAGCTCATCGACAACCAGCAGCTGTTCCTGCGGCTGGCCCAGGCGTACGCGGTACGTCACCAAGCAGATCTGGAACTGGAGGCCGCCGGTGTCTAACCGAGCCAAGGGGCTGCTGATCAGCCTGCTGGACCGGCTGTTCGACGGGCCGAAGTGCCCCAACTGCAAGCACGATGTGGCCATCCACTACGACGAGGGCCACTGCTACTGCCTCGGGGCCAAATACGACCACGGCGTCCACGTCGGCTGGTGTGACTGCACCGACACCCGCAAGAAGGAGAAGGCACGTGTCTGAGACCGAGATCGACCTGAGCACCTACGCGTACCTGGTCCAGGCGGAGAAGGCAGCCGACAACGCCCGGCGCTTCCATGAGGCCGAGGCCAAGCGGTACGCCCGGGTCCGCGACGAATGCCGGGAGCAGATCGGCAAGAAGATGGGCAACGCCAACGTGGCCCTGGTCAACGGCAAGGAGGTCCTGCGCAAGACGACCTCCGACCAGTTCGCCTGGCGCCGGTTCATCGACGAGAACCCGGGCATCGCCTCGGACTACATCGTCGCCAAGCTCACTGACGAGGTGGACAAGGAGCGGCTGGCCCGGGAACTGCCGGACCTGTACGCCCAATACTGCACGCTGCGCTGGACCAACAACTCGGAAGTGCTGTGATGAAGCAGTGGATGGCGTACTACAAGGTCCACCTGCTGGTGGGGCTCGGCGTGCTGCTGGTCATCGGCTGCTTCGCCGGTGGCCTGATCCTGCTGGCCCACCAAGCTGACGCGGACAACCGCGCCTGCGTGGCCAAGGGCGGCCGGATCGTCGAGTCCGGCATCGACAGCGGCAAGGCGTGCGTGGACGACAACTGGAGGCTGATCAAGTGAGCAGCTACTTCGTGATCGACAACAGCAACGGCGACACCTTGGTCCGCGAGTACGACTACGACCAGTTGATGGCCTGGCTCGTCGACAACGACCACGAGCAGGACGAGTTCCTGGACAGCCTGCCCGGCAGCGACGCCAACTACTGGAACGGCCAGATCGCCATCATCAAGGGCGACCTGGTCACGCCGCAGCCTGTTACCAGCTGGCAGGTGCCATGACCTGGCATCTGGACTTCCTGAGCTTCTGGGTTGGCCTGGTGATGGCTTTTGCCTGGGTGGTGGGGGTGACCCTGTTCATCCGGGCGGTCAAGGGCTGGTTCGGGAGACGCAGGTGAGTAAGCAGCGGTACTACAGGGCCTCCGTGGCGGCCTCTGGGGCCGGGGTGGCATTCACCCTGGCGTCAGCCGCCACGGGGGCTCCTTGGGCCTACTGGGGGGCCGCAGCGGGTATCGCGGCTGCACTGGGGCTCCTCGTCGGCGGCTACATCGAAACGGAGGACTAGCGCCATGCCTGAGCCTCGCGAAAAGAACGCCCAGCACAGCCGCATGGAAGCGCGGCGGCAGGCTGGTGCAGCCCGCGACATCCGGTCGAACCGCCAGGAACTGTCCAACGGTCGCGGGCACATCTACCTGCAAGGCACCTACGCACCGGAAACACGGCCGCCGCGACGTGGACCGCTGACCCCGGCCGAGGTGGAGCAGATCAGGCAGCTGCGGACCGGCGGGATGTCGATCCTGGACATCTCCTGCCAGCTGGACCGGTCGATGGGGACCATCCAGAACGCCTGCGCAGCACACGGCATCCTCAGCCCCCGCCAGTTGCAGGAGGGGTACACATGGGACATACCCAAGAAGGAGAAGGATCTTGATACGGGCAATCCGCCAGATGCGGGGAACGGCACGCTACTGGACGCTCATAATGCTGGTGTATGTGGTCGAGGATGTCGTCTTGGCCGCCATGGTCGCCGGTCCCTGGAGGAGCTTCAAGCTGATCGCCGGGGTCGTGTTCGTCCTGCTGACCCTGGCATCGGGGACCATCGCGGTGGCGAAGTTCCGCGACGAACGGGCCGGTCGTGAGTAGCTACAAGGTCCACATCATGTTCACCGACGGCACCCAGGAGATCGTGGACCGGGTGGATTCCGTCCGGGTTAGCAACGGGGTCCTGATCCTGGGGAACCGGCGCTCGATCAGCTACGACGTGGAGCACAAGGGCTCCTATCCCCTGGCCAACATCAAGAAGTGGACTGCTGAGGAGAACTGGTGATCCAGAAGCGGCCCGAGGGCGCCTGCAAGGACTGCTGGCTGACGTTTGTCTCTGAACATGCGGCCTGGCGGGACCTTCGGGCCGCTACCCGCACCGAACCCATCGACCTGGACTGGGACATGAACCATCCGGAGCCGAAGCTGCCCAAGCGGCCCGCTCCGTGGCCGGGTCCGCGCTGTACCACGTGCCATCGGGCCAAGGACAGGGAGACCAAGGCTAGGGCTCATGCCCGGCGGACCGAAGCGAACTTCGGGATTTCGTCAGAGTTGTACTGGGCCCTGTACGAGTTCCAGGGGGGCCGTTGCGCCGTCTTCGGCTGCCGGGCCACTGGCAGGACCCGGCGCCTGGCCGTAGACCACGACCACAAATGCTGTCCAGGCCGGACAAGCTGCGGCAAATGCGTCAGGGGCCTGCTGTGCAACCCGCACAACGAGATGTTCGGACGCAACGGTGACGATCCGAACGTGTTCATGGACATGGCGGACTACCTGCGGTTCCCGATGTACCTGCGGTACCTGTGGGTCCAGCAGGGCCGCGAGGTGCCCACATCCCGGGTGCTGCGGGAGTATGCCGCCAAGCAGACCCGGGATTCGTTCGCCCTGGAACGTGGTCCACAGGAGCTTTGTGCCGAGGACTGCGAGCTTCGCCGTACCCGTCATGCGCACGGGACCGTTCTGTTTCAACCGGAGAATGCGCACCCGAAGGAGCGGGCGAGTGAGGAGAACGCAGAGGAGGCACGATCGTAACCACCCGCCCTACCCCATGGACCAGTGCTGGTACTGCCAACGGGACAAGGCACGCTGCCGTGACAAGATCCGGTTCATCAGTTGGGTCGAGGCCGACGCCTGGGTCACCGAGTTCAACGAGAGCCGCAACTACACCGACACCGTCTGGCGCTACTACTGCGACTGGTGCAGCGGCTGGCACATGTACCAGGCCACGGACCGGGAGGGCCGCAAGAAGGTCGAGCGGGCCCGTCGGCAGTGGCTACAGCGCCGTGCGCAGGGTGAACAGCTGGATCGCGACACCGGCCCCAGACGCGTTGAGTAGTAGCTCCGGACCATACGCCGAGATCGGCCACACGCCGGTCCGGTAGGTGCCATTTGACGGCAGGCTGTAGGTCCGGCTCGTCACCACCAGGTCCAGGTCGAATCCCGACGGCACGGCGACCGTCACCGTACGCGCCACGCCACCAGTCAAGGTGAGCATGGCGTACGTGTATCCGTCGTTGGGGGCCACGTTGCCGTTGGTCACATCCATCGCGACTCCCGGCGTCGCAGTGTCCACCGTCGCAGTGAACCGGGAGATCGGGTACACCGGGAGAATCGTCCTAGGCACTTTCGGCCTTCTTCCTCCGGCGCAGCCGGTACTTGCCGCGATTCGGATGCGGTGGCAGCTTCACCTTGTCCTGGGTCATCAGCTGGATCGGCAGGTCCGTCTTCTTGCGCAGCTCATCCACCAGAAGCCGGGCCCGGCGGTTGACCCACCACTGGTCGCGGTCGGAGATGGTCACCTGGAAGTGCAGGGCGCCCAGGAAGGTGCCCGACATCCACCCGTCACGGTAGAACTGCGGGGTGTCTTGCATCAGCTTGGCCAGGACAGGCTTCACCTGGGTGGCCCACACCTGGATCATGTTGTGGTCGGGGCAGGTGACCTGCCACGTGAACCGCCGATGCGTCCACATGGCTACTCCGGGATGTTCCAGGTGATCGTGCCGTCGAAGCTGGAGACGGTGAACGAGGAAGCCGTCGGGAGCGTGCCGCCACCCGCCTTCAGTAGGAGCAGGATCTGGTCGATCTTGTCGTCCATCGCCGCCAGGCGGGCTTCGATCCGCTTCTGGCCGTCCAGCACGGACGACAAGCTGCCGCCGTTAAGCTTCACCTGCGCCAGGATCGCCAACACCTGCTCATACGCCACCCCGACCGGAGCGCCGTTGAGCAGATCCCAGTTCCATACCTTTAGGCCGATAGCGTTCAGGTCAGCTTCTGTCAACGCCATGACGAAACCCTCCAAGTTCCAGGGGGTGCTGGTGTCGCTGATCGCGGCGTCGAGCACCGAGATGTGCACGTGGTTGGTGTGCGGGTCGGTCCCAGAGTAGGGCCGCCACGTCCAAGCCGCGTAGCTGCTGGTGGCGTAGCTGGAGAACATGTGGTGATCGCTGATGACGTACTTGATCCGCTGGTCGCGGTGGATCCGCAGCACCTCGGCGAACCGGTAGCTGTCGAAGCCACCCGCCGGGTCGTGGGTCAAGTCCAGCGCCGAGACCATCTCCGACCCGACACCGGGCACGTTGTGCGGGCAGTGGTCCGAGGTCGTCGGATGGTTGGTGTCGCAGATGGTCCCGTCGGCGCCCTTGGCACGGTTCGGGGCAAGGGCGTTGACCTGGCCACGCAGGACCAGGAGGCTGTTGAACACGCGCCAGGCCATCAGGGCACCAACTCTTCGGGGATCTTCGCGTCCGGCGGCACCAGGGCCGCCAAGGCGATGGTGACCTTGTGCTGCGCGTCGAGCTGCTGGCGCATCTCCTGGCGCTCCAAGGCAGCCTGGGCCCGCTCGAAGGCCATCTGGGTGCGCAGGGCCTCGTTGTTGCCGTTGGCCAGCTCTTTGACCTGGCCGATCTGCTCGGACGAGACAGCGTTGTTCTTGTAGTTCTGGGCGGCGTTGAACCCGAGGGCGCCGAGGATCAGAACCCCGAGGCTGGCGATGGCCCCTAGCTGCTGACCGAGTGCCACCAGCAGTACCAGCGTGGTACACAAGATGAGCACCAGGGAGACCACGTGCCATCCGTTCAGCTTGTCCATGATCCCTCGCATTTCTCGATCATGTCATGTTTGTACCCGTTTAACTAGTTATGCCACTCGCCATACGTGCATGCGGGATCGCGCACGAAGTGTCGTATTCGTCGCCGCAGCCGCCGCCTGGGCGAATTGCATCTGCACCGTGCCATTGCCGCCCGCGATGATCTCCCCAATGATTGAACCAGTGATCACGGTGCCGACACCCGAACCGCCATAAGTGATACCAACACCGGACGTGTTCTGGGTGGCGTTCTTCACGACACCCGGAGAAGTTGCACCTACATCCATCATCGACAGGCCACCCCAACGGACCGTGGAACCACCCGGCCACGTGTATGCGAACTGGATGTCCTCGGTAGTCGACGAGTCGTAGAACAGATCGCAGCGCCACTGATACGTGGCCGAAGTCACCACAGTGAAAGAGAACCCAGTCACGTTGGCCAAGGCGGCACTGTTGTTGACGACCTGGTCAACAGTGATCCGCAGCTGCCCGTACAGGGCGCGGGTGAACAAGGAGACCCAGTTCGCCGAGTCGAAGATCTCCGACCGGTCCACATCGGCCAGCGCCGAAATCTCATTCTCATTCGGAGCTGCGTTACGGGCGGTCCGGTCGGCGATGGAGGCATACCGCTGGGCCAGCCGGTTCTCCATCACGCCGTCCCACGACACCTGCGCGGACGGCAGGTTCGCCGGGTCGCCGCCCTGCTGCTCCGGAATGCCCTGGTTGGCACTGTTGACAGGCATATCAGACTCCGTAAGAAACGAGGACGGCCGCAAGCTGCGGGAAGGTGCTGAAGTTGTCGGTGCCGGTGATGGTGACCCGGACCGTGATCTGATCGGCAACAGCAAATCGCTGCAAGATCTCCACCGGGATCGGGGTGGGTGGCGCCGTCCCCGCGAAACCTGGACCCGACTTGAAAGAGGAGATCGGGTTGCCGTTGAGCAGGATCTCGCACTTGTGCGACGTGTTATTCGACAGGTTCGTGGAACAGACCACCGTCACCAGATAGGTACCTGCGGTATTGATGGTGACGATGGTCGGTGCTGCCGCTGTCCACATCCCATTCGTGTCGACGTCCTCAGTGTTGAATGAGACGACGACGGGAACACCGACGGTAAATGGCGTGCCCGCCGTGTTGCGCAGTAGGACCGCCGGGCGCAGTAGTGCTGTGGTTGCCGAGGCGTCCACAGTGGAGATTGCTGTGTCGGTTCCCCGGGCCAGAAGTTCAAAGCTCGACGGGTTGACGGCCTCGGTCACGCAGGGGACTGTGATCCCAAAGGCGGGGCTGGTGTATGGCATCAGATCACCAGTCCCGTTCCCAGGTACTGCACCCAATAGCGGGCCCCGGTGTTGACCTGCATCGTGGAAGCAGTGTTCTTGTGGATGAAGTTGACGAGCAGTAGATAGTTGCGCAGCCCGTCAGCGAAGAACATCCCCGTCACCGTGGCCGCATCCGCTCCCGTGTTCGATTCATAGGTGCTGTGCACCGACTGCTGGTCCCACTGGTTGATTCCGTTGACCGCATAGGACCAGGTGAGGATCAGGTCCCGGCGCGTGTTGGCGCTGACCGCTCCAGTTGTCTGGAAGGTGCAGGTGGCCCCCGCCAGATACCACCCGGCCGGGGGTACGGTCATCGTCGGCAGCCCGGACAGCCCGAATGCTGTCGTCGAATGGGCCAAGCTGCTGACTGCTACGCCGCCACTTGGCTGGGTGCCCAGGACGAAGTCGTTCAGGGTGTTGTTGGAGGTGGCGCTGGCTGTGGTTACCGCTGTCGCCCAGGGCCGGTTGTTGTAGGCGGTAAGGCCCGTGTTCAGGGTGAGCAGGGAGCTGTCGGCCTGCGCCGTGGAACACTGTTCGGCCAGGGCAACAGCTGCGTAGTCCTTGCCGGTCAGGCAGATCAGACCGCTGTCGGTCGTCTTCGTCATGGCAGATCACACAGCCAGAACAGGCCCATCTCGGCCCGCTGAACAGCGACCACGTCGGCCCCTTGGATGAATGGCGCATAGGTCATGGTGATCGTGGTCCCGGCAGTGGTCACGAACCATGATCCGGTGGCCGACTGGTAGATGGGGGTGCCGCTGGTGTAGGGCATGCTGTCGAACAAGAAGTTGCCCCCGGCCCCAGCGATGTCGACATGGATCGATGATGTGGTGAGCAGGGCCGCGCCGGTACTTGTGGAGTAGAGGAACGCGTAGGCCCCATAGACGCCGGGGGTGTTGACCGTTACCTGGTCCGGGAACGCGGCGGTGAACATGTTGTCCGTATCGACCAGGGCAGAGTCGAAGACGATCAAGCTACTGGGGACGGCGGCCCCATACAGGGTGGGTACCGTCATCGCGACCTTCACCATCGGCGTGGTCACCGAGGTCCGGTTCGCCACCCCCTGCAACCTGTCGATCTCCTCCTGGACCGCGTCGTTGAACGCGCACATGGTGTCGTCGATGTTGCACGGCG